TAATCACAGGACACATTGTCCCATGCGATCTACAGATCTGGTAAACCAACTCCCATTTGTCCACGAAGTTGTGCTACTAGTTCTGGTGGAACCCCGCCAGTAGCGCCAAAAGCGCCACCTTGCTGAGGTACCAGACCTTCCATCATTGCTTGCGACGCACCTATACCAGCATCAGAAGGTTGACCTTGTTGTTGAGGTTCCTCTGCGCCCATAGGCATAGGTTGTTGCTGCATGATAAATTTATCGGGATCTTTAATATCAAATCCCATAGTTAGAACGTGTTTAGCCAACGCTGTTGGATCTATAACAGTTCCGACAAGCGGAGCCATCGCATTCAATAATGAGACAGCCTGCTGTTTACGAATAGTGTCATTAATAGGTTGAGTTGAACCACCTTCAACGGTGTAATCAAACTCGCCAACAATATCTTCACGAGTGTAAGTAAAGAACATGTCTTCTCCACCTTTACCCGCTATACGAGCCATCTGCTCACCAGTCATAAATTGTTGCATCAACTGAATAACCCGACGTGCTATTTGACCAATACTTAATTCGACAATTGCTAATTTGTCTGCCGCACGAGCATTTCCCGCATCAGCGATAATTGATGCTTCCGTGGCTGTACGCCTAATCTCAGGCATTTGACCACGAGCATATTCAGAAACACCTGACACAGTATTGATATCTTCTTCAATGATTGCTGAAGTATTATAAATCTCTGGAGACAAAGGAGTTTGAGGCATAGGAACCACAACTTCTTGCAAAGGTTTATTCTCATCAACAACTGGAACTAAACGTCCATCTTGATCTGATTCTAACGCTTCGCGTCCTTCAGGACCGAATGAACGTTCGTGATACAAATACTTTCTAGCATAACGTTTACGTGCATTTATAAGTTGAGTACGTGTTTTATCTAATTCCAATTGCAAAGACTCTATTGATTCCAAATCACCCATTGGATAAAAGAAATCAGGAACGTCATAATTTCGTAACATTACAAAAGGTTGACCATAAGCGTAAGGCATAGGCATAGGATCAACTAAAAACTCTTCACCGCTTTGAGAAAACACAGACATAGTGTTATCTGCAATGTCATAATATTCGTAGATTGCTACACGATCTTCATCTAAAAGAAACTCTTCTTGTTCTTGCATTTGACGATTTTGAAACATTGGATACAAAATACCATCGGCTGTTAAACGCTTACGTGCCGCTGCTTTGTAACGTTTATCTTTTTTGGCCTCTTCTAAAGGTCGGACAATACGCTGACAGATCCATTGAGCATCTTCCATACAAGTTGCTTCAGGATCAACATAAATATCAAAAGGAGAAACACGTTCCACAAAAGGCTGATCTTCGACTATTACTGACATAGTGTCAGAAAGAGTCATCATTATTTCTTCGTCTGTAGGAACCCCGCCTGCTAATTCGGCATTTTCCATAGCAAACGTTTCTGCTTCTAAGATAGCCTCATCTATCATTTCTTCACGTTCTGTATCGCTTAAAGTACGTTCTTGTTCAACAAACTTCCAACCGACTTTCAACCAACCGTGACCATTAATTAAAAAATCTTTTATAGCGCGTCTGAATGGTTTGCGAAAATCATGGTGTCTCCACAGATAATTAACCACTGCTTCAACAAAAGCAGCCCTGTCAGAGTTTTCTTGTTCAGTTGCAGAAACGACTATTTTGGGGTGATTTACAGAAACACTAGGAGCGATCACATTGATTGTAGAAAAAGCAATATTAACTACAATTAAATCTTCGTTAGTTAAAGTTGTCCGAGGCCATTGTCTTCCACGATACAAATCTACCATACGTTGCCATAATGAGTCGTAACCCATTTCGTCACGCCAACGGGCTGATGATTCTAGTCGGCGTTTAGCAGTTTCAAATTGTTCTGCTCTTGTTTTTTTAGCCATTAGACTTTCTCTATGTTACGGCCTTGCGCTAACGCCTCGCCTACTAGTTTGTTTTCTCTTTCTCGTAAAGTCAAATGCTGCTCGTCGGGCGGTAACAGTGAGCGGGAGACCGCTCCAGTTACGAATTTGATACCAAGTAGTTTTTGACGACGTTCCCATAACTCATCCAGTTCTGCATCTGAGACTGGACCGCGAAAGTCCTGAACATACGAACAAAACTCTTCGTATGTTGCCTCGCGTGGGAGGACCGCCACGTTTACGGGCGCTTTGTATGAGGCGCTGCGTTATGCCCAGCCAAATCTGGCTGAGGTTTTGCAGGCTCGACGTTTCCTGTAGTTCCATGCTGATTAAACGGAGTTTCACGCACTGATTGCTCTCCATATCCACCAGTCATATTTGCATATTTAGGTGAATCCATTCTCTGATGAGGTGAATTAGGTGCTGCTGGTTCCCATATAGGGTTAGCAACAACAGAACCACCACGTTCCATTACGTTATTACCGCCGGTAGTGCCTTTGCCATCAACATTCTGACTAGCACTAGTGTGCGATACAAATCTTGCCATAATCGAAACCTCCTAATGGTTCCTAAAAGTTTCCTAAATACTATGTTTACAGTGTCCCACGCATACTGTGTTTTCCTATGTGCATATCGGCAGTTTCCTCTGGTTTAACCAATCTAGCAAACCAATCGACTGTCCAATAATCATCAACTCTTTTAACAAATTCAGGCATAAAAGCGTATTGGCGCATTTCATTAGCCAATGCGAGAGCCATAACACGGTCATCGTGAGGAGAACCGCTCATACTTCCACGTTCATTACGGACATAAGTGCGTAACTCTGCCAAAGTAAACCTATCGTGAATCGTTAATTCTTCTGATCTTAAAGCCATACCGAGATCGTCAATCAATAAAGGTTTAGTAGTACGAGTAGTTTTCCAACCAAACTCTTGAGAAACCTTAGTTGTAGCCTGATTTAACGACCTTTTACGAAATAAATTAGGATGACCTAAATGACGTAACTGCACAATAGTTGTTAAACCATGGTTATTAGATTCAACGCAAGTCAACGCATCTTTATACCACAACGCTAAATTATACACTTCATTAGCCAAAGTATCCGGTGGTATATGACCATGCCAAATAGCAACTTGTTCACCACTACGGACATCTAATACTTGAACACAAGAATAATCTCCATGAATTAAACCTTCTGAAGTATCAACCCCTATACAATAAATATGATTATCTTGTGGCTCACGCCAAACTGTAAGCATCTTTTCTAAACTCCACCATGTCAGGATAGGGACTCCACAAATATCCTTTTTGTCCTTCTTCAACTTGACTTGCCATATTATCCAAGACATCTAAATCAAACACTGGGTTACCTGATTTAATAAACGCCTCTTCAGGACTAGTTGGATACTCCTGAGCCAACTGCCACGCCAACATAGATTCTTTCTTAGACTGATACCAAATCTCATCCCTATCTTCAGTAGCAGACCACGGAAAAAACATTGGTTCAAACCTGTTAGTACCAGTTTCAGAACCAACCCACAGTTCGTGAAAAAAATTACCAGAACCATTAGCAGTAGACAAACCTATAATTCTACCGCCAACATCAGCGACAGGTTCTATAGAAGCCCACGCTTCTTCAGGGTTTGGAAGGAACGCCCATTCGTCAACCACAACCAACGTAGCCGACTCACCTCTAGCAGGATCGGATGCTGAAGGCATCGAAGTAATTTGAGAACCATTATCAAACCCCATTTTCTGCTGATGTTCAACCAACGACTTAGGACCACGTTCCACCATCCATTCAGGTAAATGTTGAAAACCATACTTTGATTTTCTTAACAACAACACAGATTCACGTTCAGTACGCGAAAGATCAATAATATTTTGATCAGAAAAAAAGAATGCTAACCAAAACTGGTGAGCAGCAACAAGAGTAGTCCACCCAATCTGACGTGCTTTTAAGGTGAGACTATAACGATGTCGGTCCCAGTGCTGTAATGCGGTAGATTGCGCACGTCGTAAATCAAATAGGATACGACCATGAGCAGGATGAGCGATATGCCAATACTTATGTAGGAAATAAGACTCATCTCTTTCACAACGCCTCCACTCAGCCTCTTGTTGTAACTCTGTTAAACGTGACATTATCCAGCCGGATGATTCATCAAAAACTCTTCATACTTCTCCGGTGAATCTAAGATTATCGTAGTGTACGAGTAACTTCCAGTACCCTTATCATCTTTTCCCAACGTCACAGTAATAGCACCTACAAGAGTACCCACAGCCACCAACAAACCAGTAATGGCCGTAATTAATTTAACAGTCTTATTCATTCAACCTCCACGAAAATACACTCACCCGGACACTCCTCGGCAGCCTCAATAACAGGCTCAACCAAATCATCAGGAACTAAAACAGAATCACCCATCTTATGTACAGGTTCTTTAGGTATTTCAGAACCCGCTTCCTTAACATAAAAAAGCCCATCATCATGTCCGTAAAAAATAGAAGGACAAATCTCTTCACATAAACCATCCCCTGTACAGAGATCCTGATCAATCCAAACTTTCATTTACTGGAACCACGATTGTACGATCCGGGATAACGCCCCCACCAGATATACTGTAGAAGCGCCAACTATTCCCATCAAAGTCAGAATTATCCAATCTTTCCCTGAAGGCGGTCTCATTGGCATGATTCACAAGTCTCAGGGTTTTCCAAACCGCAAACGAGTTCTTTGTCATCGGAAAAAAGATCGTATTCTTCAGATGAAAACGCACCATTATAGACCAGTCCTTCAGGGTGTTCACCAAGGGATTCTTCACGAATTTCATCTTGCATTAGGATCTTTAGGTAATTCTCTTTCAGCCGCTCTTCGAGCAAAATGAGCACTACGCCTATCACCCAAATAAATATTCCAATCAGCCAAATCATTCTCATACTTGGCTAATGCCCTTTGGACAGTTTCTTCAGGAGCCTGTTCTATTAGCCTGTCATTAAATTTCTGATTTTCCAAAGGTGTTCTTTTGCCAGTCGTACCATCAAAAGAAGGTTTAGTTTGAGGAAGTTCTTGTTGTAAATAAAAACGTTTAATATCGGCTTCCGAGTAACCGCTTGTTTTACCCATCCCCACATGGTTGGTATTTGCATTAGCCCAATCAAAACCATCTATATCAGTATGAGGTTCAGGCGCACGCATTCTTCCACTTTTAGCCATTTTTTTAAATTGTTTTTCTTCCGCTATTCTTTGACGAGCAGCCGGACCACCCTTAATGATACGAACTTCTTCCATACCACGAGCAATATCTTTCTCCGCTTTCAAATACGCACTACGTGCAACACCCGGAGTAATATCCAACTCTTTACCTATCTCAGGATAACTCAAACCTTTATCACGCAATTCCTTAACAGCAGCCCCTCTAGGAGTTGTCCACTCCAATTCTGTTCTTTCCAAAGGTGGTTTATTCCAATAAGAACTCGGTCTGCCAGTACCCAAACCTTTAGCCAAATCTGCTTCTTTTTCGCTAGGCTGATATCTCCACCGATCAGGATTATTTTGAGGTCCCACTGCAGGATTCTCCTCAATTCTTTGAGTCATACGTTCTTTAGCAGTACTACCAGAAGAACCAGAACCTTTACGAGTACGCCTAGACTGCTCCTCAATTTCTCTAAGTAAACGCGCCCTGTCAGGACCAATCTTACCAACCGCTTTTTTAGCCGCACCAATACCAGTCTTAGCAGCCTTTCCGCCAATAATAGGAATCGGCATAGCAGCCATAGGACCTTCAACCCCAAGATCACTAGCCAACAAAGGAATCAGCATATCTTTACCAACATTCGCTATATCACCTATACCAGTTTGAGGAGTAACACCCCTAATACCCGCTAAAGGAATCTGCGAACCAGAACCAAACCTGAAATTAGCGACATTTGAAATAACATCACCCAACCCGCCAAAATAAGATTCCTGTCTTGCAGCCCTAGCAGCGTCTGCCATCGCCTGCTCATTCAAAGTCATTGGTCTACGCATAGCCAAAGAACGATCATCAGGATTCCATCTATCAACCATTATCTTCAACCACCCTCAAATGATGGACTTGAGCCATCAACTCATCAGCCAACTCGTCATCAGACAAAGCAGCCGCATCACGATCCTCAACAACAACCTTGCGACGAGGAGTGAACTTCTCAATATACTGCAAATACAAAGACGCAGCCTGAACAGACCCACCCACAGCCTGAGAATGCAAAG